GTAGGATTATGATACTGGTGTTCTTTCATCTTGATATATTCTTCGCTGTAAACTTTCGGGTCAAGTTTAGGCTGGCGTACTAACTTATAAATGTAGTCGCCGTTTCTGTCTTCAGTCGTGAACTCCCAGCCTTTCTTTTTTAGGTTGTTGATAATAGCTCCTAGACGAGTGATGTAGTGTTCACGGATACAGGTATTACGTGAAACTTCACCTGTGGTTTGGAGATAGTTTATGACGATTTCTAATTGGGTCATATTCTAAATAGTTTAAAGTCCTTAAAATGTACACGGGCTTCTTCTTCGCTCTCCCCAAACACTTCTTTGCGACACTTTACGAACCCTTTCCTCATTAACTCTTTAGCTTGGGTGGTAGGCTGTCTAACTTGTAGATTAAACGCCCCATAGTTCTTCTGGAAATCATCTCTAGTTTCTTCTGGTCTTTTGTCAGGGAACATCTCAAAGTATTTCGCCTCGGGCAAAATATCACTGATATTCCCATTGCTCACTACAGACCCATCAGGCATGTTCATACGGGTGAACTGAGCGTCCATTATTTTATCCTTCTGTTCTTGGGTTATTTTGTGGTGGACTTTGGAGTAGGTGATGATGTAGTAGTTCATAATTTTATATTAAAACTTGTTGTCTTAAACGTTGTCTTCCTATTTCGCAATATTTCTCTTCTTTCTCCATAAGAATAAAATTTCTATCTAAATTTTTACAAGCAATACCTACTGTTCCACTCCCTGCAAAAGGGTCTAAAATTATTTTTGCATCTGGAAAACAACTCAAAATATCTTCCACCATTTTTTCAGGAAAAGCTCTTGTATGGAAACCTTTTGTTCCGATTGCCTTCCATTCTTTCTTATCAAAAAAATCGTGGTGGTTTATTACGTTAAACAGTTTTGTCTTTGGCGACTTTGCAAGCCAATAAATCCTTTCCGTCATCGGGTAAAATCTAATCTTGTCAAAGTTCTGTGACCCATTAAACCAAACCAATTCCTGTTTAACTATTAAAGGTGCTTTCAGCAACCATTCGTAGGGTGTAATTTGTATACCATTTTTTATTCTATTTTTATGGTTATAGATAACACTTCCTGTATCTTTCAAAACCCTATAGCACTCTCTTAGAACCATAATTTGCCATTCTTGATACTCTTGTTCGGGCATATTATCTTGATATGCCTTATGTCTTTTATTGCCTGTGTGGTGAGTATTACCTAAATTGTAAGGTGGAGAAGTAAAAACTAAATCAATACTCTTTTCGGGTATTTCTTTCATCAGTTCTAAACAATCACCTTGCCATATCGTATTTATTTTATCTATCCAAGTCATAACTCTAATGTTTTACTTACCTTATCTTTCTTCTCCCACGTTGCTACAGCAGAGTGCCAGTCTTTCATTGGTTTCTTTCCTACTTTCCAACCTACACTTTCGTAATAGTCGTAGAATGATTGAGGGTCTATCGAGCTTCCTTTGGCTTTGAGGTACTCGGTTATCTCTTCAATCGTAGGCTTCTTGAAAATATCGGTATCAAACTTAGAGAGTAGTTTCTCAAGGAGTTCAGTCTGTTTCTTCATTTGTTTGAGGACTGCTTCCTTGTAGGTTTCGTTGTCCATATTATTTTAATAGATGCTGCTCTTCGGGGCTGTACATCTTCCCTCCACTAAATATTCCACTTAGAGCAAATCCTGATTCAACAATATCCTTTGCACCAGCTGACGACCATTTATTTCCCCAATAATCAACATTATTAGTAAGCCATTCAATCAATTCTTCTTTTGTCTCAAATGGAGGTGACAGTGGTGTGCCTTCACTCACTGTTTCAAATAATTGATACCATTTACCAGATGGCATATATCCATTTACATTTGTTGGGCACATTTGATTATCTTCATTTAAATAATCGTAAACTTCTTGAGGAGTTTTAAATACATTATCGTAAATAATAGTTTCGCCTTTTTCAATTACATCTGTCATGTGCTTAATAAAATCTTCCACATCTTCCTTGAAATATTTTAAATGCTCCAAATAATTATCACTGAGTGGTTGAAATTCTCTACCACCAACTCCCTTTGGGTGTTTCCAATTAGCGGGCACTCGTCTTATTTCTCTTCCCATATTGTTATGTTTTAAGATTGAGTTATTTTATGTACAATAATAGAAGGGTCTTCAGGAGCGTAGCTGTGTCTTCCATAACAATCTCCATACACGACACATTGACCTTTGTACTTATCCTTCTCGCCAGCTCCACAACGAACACAGATTCTTTCCATTTTTTCTTCTTTAGTCATACTAAATGAGTTTAATATTATCTTTTAATTTTTTACGTTCTAGCTCCCCTCCTTTGTTTGAAAAATAAGCATTAAGTATTTCATCTAACTTAGCACCCACTGATAGCTTTCCTTTGGTTAAGTGTAACCTTCGTAGATTGACTTCTGAAATCCTTACTTTCTTAGTGTATTTTGTTTTCCATTCCATATCATACTGGGTACAATGGGTACATTAGCCTTTATTCACCTCATATCTAATCTCTATGAATCCATGGATTAAGTATTCAGAAGGTAATCGACACATGAGGTCTCCCAGTCGTCAGGCAAGACGTTGCGGGGAGATAAGAGTACCGACTACTTGTCCTTACCTATCACCTTATAGATAAGTTATCTGTTCCCTTTGAGAGGGTAGCCCTTTGTTCTACAGTAAGGGTCTAAGAAACTGGTATCCTATGGAGTTGTATAAAAAAATACCGCTTGGGACAACCGACCTCCTTCAGCTTACGCCTCCAGAGGAGAGTTTTCCTAAACGGTTAAACTCCTTTTTCGGTGTCCGCTACTATTTGTAGCAATTAAATTTTATCACACTTCTATTTCCTTGTCAAGTCTTTCCTCACAATGGGACACGAGAACCTTAGCCTAAGCCTAGAGAGCCGTACCCATTGCTTAACCGATTCTCACGGCAGGAAATAGATTATTAGTATAACTTATTACTTAGATTTTGTCAAGCCTTTATACTTCTATCAAACATTACAATCGAGCCTGCTACTGCGACATTAAGGCACATAGGAGTTTCGATATGAATTTTTTGGTAACCTTTCATCATTACTTCAGGAACTCCCTCATCTTCTGCTCCGAGTATATAGCACACTGAGGTTGGGTGAATGAAATTTTTAATATCTTTTGAACCTTCGGCTTGCTCGATAAATACAATGTCGCTTCCATTAGGCTGATGTTTCTTAAAGTCTTCAAATGATTCATACTCGAACAAGGGAATATGTCTCTGAGCTTTTGTGGTATCGCTGGCTTGTTTCTTGTATCTTCGACCAATCGTGAAGATAAAATCTGCTCCAAAATTATGAGCTGAACGCCACAACGTGCCTATGTTTTCAGTTGTTTTTGGGTGGTAAATACCAATCCCGTAATAACCTTTTTTCATATTAGTTTTTTATCTTTAATAAAAGCGTCAAGCTTTTTCAGGTCTACTTTGTAGCTCACCTGTTTAGGATTGAAGAAGCGATAACCAAACTTGTTCCAGTTTTTAGCTCTGTCTAGATTAGGGTTAAACAGCTTATGGATAGACCTGTGTCTATTATCAGGTGGCTGTGTAAAGATTGTGGATATCTCTTTGATTGCTGAGATGATTGTAGCTTCGTGGTTCATATTACGGATTATATTTATTAGGATTCTTGAGGACATATTTGTTGCAAACCCAAATTCCCTGACCCCCATTTGTAATCTTTTCCATAGCCCACTTTGTAGATAACTCGACACTAAAAGCTACTTCGTCGCTCACCTCTTTATGCCAGTAGTCAGAAATCTGGAACAGTCCTCGGTCTTTTGAGTGAGCTGGTTTGTTGTTCTGCGTGTTCACTGCTAAAGGATTAAGACGGCTCTCACAATTTGCTAACCTAACAAGGAAGTCAGCCCAAGGAAAGTTAGCTTCCTTTGCTAATCGGCGGATAGTCTGCTCAACTGTCTCGTGACTCAACTGTGACTCAATTGAGTCAACAGCCTTTACCTCTTGTCTCACTACCCTAGCTTGTGGATACATTTCATTCTTAGGATAAATTACGTCTAACGTATAGGGAACAGTAAGAGCGGTGAGAGCGTTAATGGTGAAGAACGCAAGGAGCAACCATTTAGCTTTGTTGTTCTTTCGGCGTTTAGTTTGGTATCTTTTTGTTTTTGTTTTCATATTAAGCTACGAATAATTGATAATATCCTTCAGGGTGTTTTATTTTTCTTACGCTATCAAATTGTGCTCTTGCTTCTTCAATTACTTTTTGGTTTTCTTCCTCATCCATAATTAAGTCACAATAGTTTGTATATTTTTTACCATTCAGATTGCGGTAACATTGGCATTGATGTTTCATATAATTATATATTAGGTCTTGATTCCCTATCTGCCATTCACGAAAGATATTTTGTATCTCTTCGTGGTGGACAGTTTCACAGGTTTTCTAACTATTTTAAATTTCATCTTTTCTTGTTTGTCACAATTCTCCTTTAAGTCATCAGAATCTTCATTGCGGGCACAGTATGATTTACAAAGGTCGCTTCCACAAGTTTTGCAGTTCATATATTTAATGGTTAGGTCTTGACAAATAAATTAAGTTGTGTATCTTCCTCCTTTGTTGTATACTTCTTATATCCATGAGGTTATAAGTTTAGGAGTTTGACCAGACTTCTCGTGTTCGTTCTCGACCTCCGAGTAGGAAAGTCATGTGAGACTTAGTAGCGAGAAGTCCAGTTCAATCTCTTACATAGATACTATATCACACTATGAGTATATAGTCAATGGGTGTAATAGTATGGGTGTGGATAAGTATATTAAGGTTAAAATAAAATGGCTAAAATAAGCAAAAAACTGGACGACGTACAGCTACGAAAAAAGCTCAAACTGACTGAGTATCGGCTGAACATGGGATTGATGAATTATACTGTTCTCTGTGTTATTGGAGAATTTAAACCCGCCTTGGAGTACACTGCCTGGAAGATGGACGACCCAGGATTAATTGAACAACAAGAGAATGATGGTGATGTTGCATTAGGTAAATGTTGGTGTCGACCTGGGTACGTTCCGATTGTATGGATTCCCAAAAAACCTAAGACACACAGAGAGTTAGCCACATTTGCCCATGAATGTGGACACGCAATATTCAGAATGTTTGATTGGGCTGGTGTGAATATCAATGTAGAAACAGAAGAATTTTTCCTCCACGCTCAAGCTCACTTAGTAAATGGATTTTTAGAACAAATATATGAAGAAAAAAGGTAAAAAGAAAGGGTGCTAGTATCTACTCTTGACGTGATTTCAAAGTCGAAAGGCTGAGAAATTGCGTTGCGAGTGGATATATAGAGTTGCAAATCTACCACTCCTACCCATGGAATTGGGTCAAATATAGAGAGTACAAACTTTCGTGTTTGTCTCTCAAGGAAGAGTAGTTCGTGTGGGCTTTAAAAAGCAATTATGTAAACACATGAGCCTGTACTCTCTCCTGAGAGGTAAATAAATTTATATTGATACCACATCTAACACAATGTAAATATGAAAACAGAAGTTACACCCATGAACGTATAAATATATCTGTGGTGGCTTTTTTTCAACGCATAGAGCCTAAAGGTTCTAAGCAATGCGGGGTCAGCCACCCACGACAAGCCCCCGCAGATGTATTTATGCCCAAAGCATTAGAAAGAAAACTCAAACGTCAAGCTCGTAAAAAACACTTAGGCAAGAAGCGTACTGCTGCCTATGTTTATGGTACTTTATATAAAATTAAAAAACGTAAATAACTATGCGCCCAACTTTGACTGTTCAAGGTGCAAAAGCACTTAAAAAAGTACACCAGGGTGTTAATGCTATTTTAAATCCTGTAAAGGCAACTTTTGGACCAGAAGGAAAATCTGCTCTTTTATATCGGACAATGAACAGAGGCAACAGAATCACCGACGATGGTGTCACCGTCGCTGAATGTCAAGAACCAAAAGACCAATTTGTCAGAATGGTTGCTCAAACTTTTAAAGAAATGTGTAAACGAACTGTCGAGAAAGTAGGAGATGGTCCTCAACCTCTTTATAGTAAAGTTTTAACCCCGACAGGTTTTAAAAAAATGGGGGATATAAAAATTGGTGATAAAATTTGTGGAACTGATGGAACTACCCAAGAAATTGTAGGTGTTTTTGAAAAAGGAGAAAAAGAAGTTTTTGAAGTTGTTTATTCTGATGGTAGAGTAGTTGAGTGTTCTAAAGACCATTTATGGTCTGTTGTTACTAATTATGGATTACCTAAAGTGATGACTGTTGAGCAATTATTAGATAGTGGAAGAATTTTAATGCAAAAAACGAATGGACAGAATAATTTTGGTTATTATACGCCTTGTACAATAGTAGAATTTGAAAATAAAAAATTACCTCTTGACCCATATTTTCTTGGAGTGTTGCTTGGCGACGGTTCTTTGAGTGGAACTGGAGATATTGAATTATCTCTAGGAATAAAGAAGGAGCATATTTTGGATAAATTAGTTTTACCTGAAGGTGTGAGTTTTGAAAGCAAATTTGTAGAAGAAAAGAATTATTTTAGAGTTAAACTACATGGGGAAAAATTAATTGAGATATTACAGAATTTAGGATTATACGGTACAAAAAGTGGAACAAAGTTTATCCCCAAAGATTATTTATATACTAGTCATGAGAATAGATTTGCTTTATTACAAGGACTCTTAGACACTGATGGGTATATAAATACTAGAGGACTTTTTGAATATAGTACTATTAGTAATCAACTAGTTGAAGATTTTAAGGAATTGGCATGGAGTCTAGGGTATTCACTCTATTATGAATTGAGGTCTAAAGAAAAAAGTAGTTCGTATTCAGATACTCCAATACATAGAATCACACAGTTATCAGGTTATAAATACGGAAATAAAATTATTGAGATAAGAAGCACTAATAGAAATGAACAAATGCGATGTATTAAGGTTAGCAATCCTGATAATTTATATATTACTGATAACTATATTGTCACACATAATACCACTGCTACTACGATTCTTGGTGGAACTCTTTTTAATGAAATCTATAAGGACTTAGATGAAACTCAAAACGTATTTACAGGTAAAAAGAAAAGTGTTGTCTCTTTGAAAAAAGAAATTCTAGCTGAAGCTGAAAAAGTTAAGGAAGCTATCAAAGCTCAGGCTAAAAAGATTGAAACACTTGAAGACCTTGAGAAAGTATCTATCATCTCGGTTAAAGACGAGGCTCTGGGTAAACTCGTAGCTAAAATCGCTTGGGAAGTTGGGGTAGATGGATTTATCGACGTGGTAGAAGGATATAAGGGAGAAATTGAAACTGAGGTTATTAAGGGTATGCGTTTCGCCGCTAAAGTACCTGCTAAAGCTTTTGTCAACAACCCTGCTCGATTTGAAATGGTAATGACCGACACCCCAATTCTCATAACGAATCACGGACTCTCTAACGCCGGAGATATTGCTCAAGCGGTAAATGAGATTGGTAAAACAACCACGAAGCTTGCAATCGTCGCTCCATCTTTTTCTGAGAATGTACTCGTAAACTTTGTCAATGCGGCTAAAGGTGGATACTTTATCTACCCCATTCTCGCTCCTGCTCTGAGAACCGAACAACTAGAAGACCTTGCTATTTATTGCGGAGCTAAGTTTATCGACAAGAACAAAGGAAACAAACTCCAAAACGTCCGTTCAATAGACTTGGGACAGATTGAAAAAGCGGTTATCAAAGACACTGAAACCAGAGAAGACGCTGTTATCACTGGAGGTAAAGGAACGTATGAAGTCGTAAACTCTAAGAGCGAAGTAGAAAAACGCATTGAAGTCTTAAAAGGTCAACTAGAAGAAACCAAACAAGAACAATTTAAGAAACTTCTTGAACGTCGAATCGCATCAATGGCTTCTGCTGTCGGGGTAATCCGAGTAGGAGACTCGACTCAAGCCTCAAGCCTCTATCGTAAATTAAAGATTGAAGACGCTGTATACGCCTGTAGAGCAGCCCTACGAGGTGGGTATGTCAAAGGTGGTGGGCTATGTCTTAAAGAAATCTCTGACACTCTCCCTGAAGGACATATCCTCAAAAAAACCCTATTGACTCCTTATGAGATTATCCAAGAAAGCACAGGGGGTATTGACATATCTGAAAACGTTATCGACCCCGCTGACGCAATGTATTACGCTGTCGAACACGCAACTCAAGTCGTAGCTAATCTTATAACCGTCGACTCCATCACCTGCGAGGAAGAAGACCATACCCCTGAAGAAGGAAGTTTTGAAATCGCACGTATGTTGAGAGAATTAGTAATCAATGATAAAATACAGAAAGGTCAATTAAGAGAAGGTGAAGCTGAAGCATTTAGAGACTCTCTTGGTGGACTAACTGAAGATGAATATATTAAAGCACAAGAAAACGGTTAATAATAATTTTATGCCACAAGCAAGTCGTGCCAGCAAGAATATTGTATACAAAGCAATGGGAAAACCTAAGTACGCTATGAAAGTAGGTAGGTCTGCGTATAGAAAAGCAGGAAGAAAAGCAAGTAAGAAGTCTTAATGTTTTACGTGTAACTTATATGGCAGATATAGGAAGACCAACAGATTATTCTCAAGAAATAGTAAGCAAAATTTGCAGTGAAATAGCTGAAGGTAAATCTTTACGTGCTGTTTGTGAAATAGAAGGTATGCCAGATAAATCTACGGTCTTTGTTTGGTTAAGAGAACACAAAGAGTTTCAAGACCAATACGCAAGAGCAACAGAGGAAAGAACTGAGGCATTGAGTGAAGAATTGATGGATTTAGGAGATGAAGCAGTAGAGTTAGCTCAGACTGTGGACGCAAAAGCCTCTAGTGCGGTTGTACAGGCAGTGAAACTAAAAGCTGACAACATCAAGTGGACAATGTCAAAGATGAAGCCTAAAAAGTATGGTGATAAGATAGACATGACCACTAATGGTAAAGATATTCCTCAACCAATCCTAGGTTATGTTCAAAGCAGTATCGGCAACACGCAAAATACTATCATTGACCAAACGAATCAGAGCAGTACAAGGGGGGACATCAGCGAGTAAGACTATTTCAATCTTACTTGTTTTGATTAACAAGGCACAAAGCGATACCCATCCTACGCTTACGAGTATTGTATCTGAATCGTTTCCTCACTTAAAACGTGGGGCAATGAGAGATTTTATTAATATCTTACAGGCTCATAATTATTTCAAAGATGAGCGATGGAATAAAACTGATTGTATTTACACGTTTGAAACAGGAAGTAAGATTGAGTTCTTTTCAGCCGACCAAGCAAGTAAGGTACGTGGACCAAGACGTGATAGATTATTTATCAACGAGGCTAATAATGTATCTTTTGAAGCCTTTGAGCAGCTAGAAGTTCGTACTAAGGAATTTATTATACTCGACTGGAATCCTACGAATGAGTTTTACTTTTACACTGACATACTAGGAAAGCGTGATGATGTAGAGCATATAACACTCACTTACAAAGATAACGAAGCTCTTGACCCTGCAATAGTTGCAAGTATTGAACAGAGACAGAATCGTAAAGGCTGGTGGCAAGTATACGGATTAGGACAACTAGGTGAAGTAGAGGGTAAGATTTACAAAGACTGGGCTATTATTGATGAGATACCACATGAAGCAAGATTATGGCGTAGAGGACTTGACTTTGGATATAGTGTTGACCCTACCGTTATCATTGACATTTATGAATATAATGGCGGGTACATTCTAGATGAGATATTTTATCAGACAGGAGCAAGTAACAAAGTAATTGCAGACTTTATAAAATCTCAAGAGAATACGGTCTTGACAATTGCCGACAGTGCTGAACCTAAGAGTATTGACGAAATAAAAAGTTATGGTGTGAACATTATCGGTGCGAAGAAAGGACAAGGAAGTGTGTATCAAGGAATACAATTCGTGCAAGACTTACGAATATTCATCACCTCAAGAAGTGTCAAAACAATCAAAGCTTATCGTAATTACTTGTTTGCTGTGGATAAAGATGGTAAAATACTGAACGAACCTGATGACACGAATCACGAATGGTCAAACTCAATGGATGCGATACGATACGGATTTAATGGTACAAATCAATCTAACTCACGTGTACACATTTACCGCCCACCACAACGAGCTGGGTGGAATAGATAACTATGATAGGTTACAAAACAAAAAACGCACCCATATCTAACTACCAACCA